TGACCTAGTAGACGCTCTTCTAACGCCATACGCTGACGTTCTTGCTCTGGAGACACAGCAGCCTGTAGACGCTGCATGATGTCAGCTTCGCGCTGCTGTAGTCCACCGCCTGCGCCTGTCAGCATACCAACAACACTAGCTTGCTCAGCTGCACGTGCTTCAGGGCTACCAAGCATACCAAACGCTTGTGTGCCAAAACCTTGTAGCTGCTGCTGCAGAGCTTGCTGCTCAGGAGATAGTGTTGTAGTTAGGCTACCAGTAGGCGTTGTTGTAGCGCCACCAATGCCTGACGTTACAGTGAAAGGCTTAAACTGCGTCTGTCCTGCGACGTCAGCAGCAGCCTGTTCAGCACGCTGCATTGCCTGTTCGCCAAAGCCACGGACATTCTGTATGCCTTGTTCAGCGCCTAGCAAAGAACCCGCACCTGCGGCAATCCTAGCTGCAGTGTCGCCTGTTAGAAAATCAAGTAAACCTGCCATTATGTATTCCTTCCTGTGCTTGTGCGTCCTCTGCTTAGATCAAGCAGACCTAGTAGTTCTGGTTTTAAGTAATCCATTTTAAACTCTGTTTTGAATATCTCGTCAGCTATTGGCGTAGCTATGTTGTTAAGTGCTAGTAATCCTGTGAAACCGTCTCTGCCGTCGCGTCCATTAGTGCCATTAGTGCCATTAGTGCCGTTAGTACCGTTAGTGCCATTAGTGCCATTAGTGCCGTTAGTACCGTTAGTGCCGTTAGTACCGTTAGTACCATTAGTACCATTAGTGCCATTAGTGCCATTAGTACCATTAGTGCCGTTAGTACCATTAGTAACAGTAGTGCCAGTAGTACCATTAGTGCCGTTAGTACCATTAGTGCCGTTAGTACCATTAGTAACAGTAGTGCCAGTAGTATCGCCAACGGTCAACGTAACGCCTGTGTTGTTAGTGTCTGTTGCTGTGTAAAAGTCTTGACCGCCGCCGTTGCCGTTAGTTAGCGTGACATCTCCAGTATCAAGTCCTCCACCGCCATCCACAACAGCAGTATCGGCAGTCCCATCAGCAGCAGTGCTAGTGATAGTAGACGTAGTGCCGCCAGAGCTGTTTGGCGTAAGTATGACGTTAATGTTGCCTGAATCTGTTGTGTCGTTGCTTCTTGTTGTTGCCTCTGTCGGAGTGCCTGAGCTGTACGTTTCGCCCACAACAAGATTTTCAGTGCCACTTTGGTTTGTTTTAACTTCACCAGTAAAGACATTACGTAACACTCCGTTGCCCTCATAGAGCCAAGGATGTTCAGTATCAGTGTTGACTACAGTGGTGTCTGTGCCTGCCGTAGAGGCTGCTGACGCTGTTGAATCAAAGATACTGGTGTCAGTACCCATTAAGTCCCCATCTGGCTCTAACGAGCTTGTAGAGCCTCCTAGAGTGTCTGTAGAGGCTGCTGCTGCTCTTTCAGCGTCAATAGTCTCTAAAGCTGCGTTTATGATGCCTTCAGGGACGTTAAAGACACTAGATACTTCAGCAGGAGTTACAGTACCGCTTTTAATTAAATCATAGACTTCGTCAGCTTCTGCTTGTGAAAAACCACCTTCTGCAGAAACATTGCTTAGTGCTTCTTCAGCTGCTGTTTTAACTGCTGCTGCTTGAGCTGATTCTTGTGCTGCTGCTTGGGCTGCTGCTGTTTCTGCTGCGTCAGCTACAAACATTTCATTAGCGCCAACAGTTAAGTTAACCAAACCTGCTGTAGCGTCATCAACAGTATTTAACGTCCTTGCTATTTCTTCTGGTGTTACACCTGCAGCTTCAGCTTGCTGTATAGCATCTAGTATTAACTCACCTGTACCTTCTCCTGCTCCCTGTAAAGTAGTAGCAAGCCTAGACTCTCCTGCGTACTTAATTGCTTCTTCAGGAGTCATTGGTGTTTCTTTTAAGCCGCCACCGCCAAACAAGTCCATTGCGTCAAATATGCGATAGGCTAGTGCTGCCGCAGGGTTAAGAAGACCTAACGCAGTCAATGCATTTATTCCTAAAGTTTCGGCTGTTGATTCTTTACCACTTACAGCGCCAACAACAGAGCCAAGACCTCCTGCAAATACATCAGCAGCTTGTTGCATCTGAGCAGCTTTTTCTGCTTCAGTTAAAAGCTTAACCCCATCACTGCCTGCACCACTAAGATTCTGTATGATCATTGGGTTGTTGGCTGCTAACTCTTCCATAGTAGTCGCTGCAGTTGCTGCTGTTGCAGGAGTTTTCTTTAATACATTAAAGGTTTTTAATGCGTCTACGGCCTGCACACCACTGTTAATAACGTTATTGGCTTTAGAAGCTGTGCTTAATAAACCACTAAAATCGTTATCTTCTTGTGCTTGTGGTGCGTTTTGTGCATACACAGACGCAACAACGTCTCTAGGAACACCAAAGGTGTTAGAGACTTCATCTATTGTGGTCTGACCAGAGTTAATAAGTTGTGTAACTAAGTCTATCTCTGACTGGTCAAACCCACCTTCTGCAGAGACATTGCCGAATAAACCTGCCATAACGTATCCTTAGTCGCAAAGCTCTGCTAATGTCTTCCAATCTTCAGCTGTCCATCCTGAAGTATCGACTTGGGCGGGAAGCTCAACTGTAATTCCTGAAACGCTAGCCCCAAGCACAGCTCCGGCAGCGTTTGTGTTGCCTTTAAGACACGCCATAGCGTTGTCCTCCGCAGTGATTTCAAGGCTGTTAAGCTGTGTACAACTAGCCAGTGTCAGTGCTGCTAGCGTTAATACTAATGTCTTCATTTAAACCATCCTATGATTGCTTGATACGTCCTAACTGGGTAGTACAGCGCTGCTGATCTAACCCTACCCAACCCTAAAACACGTAACGCTTCTCTAAAGACCTTGTCAGCTTGCTTCTGGTCTGCTACAATCCCTAACTCAACACCGTGTGTGCAAAGGTAGTCATGAACAACAGCAGCCTTCCTATTTCTAGCATTCGCTACAGGGACAACAAACTGCATAATCTGTGGTACACTAGCTAAATCTGTAAAGTAACCTTTAGGCACAACTATTGTCTTGCCAAGAAGGTCTGAATAGTATACCAGTTCTTGCTGTAACTTCCAACCTTTTTCTACTGCTTCTGCAATAAAAGATGTCGAAAAGTGGCTCATTCTATTCTCCTGTCTTCAAAACCGTTAGTGTTGGTTTGGTTTCTTCTTCAGGCTCGATCATAAAGTAGTACAGCTCTAGTAATTCTTCTACGCTGTAGTTACCTGCAGTAGCCCTGACTAGCTCAAGCATCAACACCTGCTTAGACTCAGTCAGTGTCATTAGTATGTTCCACCGTCAACAGTAGATAGTGTTACAGTGCCTGTAGCAGTGACGTTGTCAAACGTAGCAGTGCCTGTGAACGTAGGAGACGCTATGTTGGCTTTGCTGTTTACTGCAACAGCAATAGCATCAAACTCAGCACCTACTTCAGCACCTTTAATCACCTTAGCAGGGTTGCCACTAACAAGGGCGTCTTTGGCTGCAAAGTTAGTTAGCTTAGTGTAGTTACTCATTAAACAATCCTTCCTAATAATGCGTGAATGTTAAGCTCTTGTATAGCTATAGACTTTCCTTCTACTGTCGTCTCAACACCAACAGCGACTACAGTACCTTGTCCACTGGCGTTAATCTTCTGACGATTGATAAGCGCTATAGACGACGAATACTCAGCCTCTGTGTTAAATTCTGAAATGTTGTACTGACCAACGTTAGACTTAGGCAGTACGTAGGCTTGCTTAGTGTAAGCACCTGAGTAGTCGTAAGCCCAGTTCAACACCACTGTTGCTTCTGCACCGTCAAAGGTTGTCAGGTTGATCTTCTTCAAGAACTTCAAGTTAGACGTGCTACCAAAGCTCAACGGATGGCTAAAGTAACTGAGCAAGTAAGCTGTGTTGTTGTCTGTGTAGCCTGTGTACTCTGCAATGCCGTCTAACACACCAACGTACAGCTCCTCTACAGCCGTCTCAGCAAAGCACAACGGATTCATGTGCGACCACGTTGTAGCTCTGTAGCTGCCGTCCTGTAGCGGAAAGCGTGTGTCAAACGTGTATACAACGCCTAACACTGGGAAGTTAAGCAGTACAAACGCCTGTCGTGGCGAGTAGTGCATCTTAATGTTGCCTGTCTCTGCAGCAAACAGCGACTTAACATCGTTGTTAACGTTCTTAGACACGTCGCCAATAGGCGCTGACTTCTCTTGTATTGTCCTAGACAGACTACGTACACCAGAGTCGTCTAAGAAGATCAAGTCTCTACCTGTGCTGACTACAGCATCTCTGTTGACACAACCAATGTTAGATATAGTGTCTGTCAGCGTCATGTTAGCAGGGCTAGCAGCACCTTCATAGACAAGGATAGAGTTGCGTCCAAAGATGATTAGAAAGCCGTTATGAGCCGCTAGAGCAGTAATAGTGTCGTAGCCTGTAGGCCAGACGTTAGTTAAGTCTATGCTGCCTGTAGAGCCTCCTGTCCAGTGTGTTCCGTTTAGTAAGTCAGACCAGTAAATTGTAGACTTATCATCTACAAAATCTGCTACCCAAAGACGACCAAACGCTGCTAAGCAAACGTGACCTTCTGGAGGCGTGCCTGTAGCGTGTGAATGGGTTGACATAGGGTCTATAAAGCCGTCATGTGCGGCATGCACCAAAGGTTCGTGTCCACGTTGGAAGAAGTACATATGGTCATTGAAGTTAACCATCTTCCAGTTGTTATCTGTAATAGTGTAGCCTGCAGGAGTCTCATCTACCATTGTGGTAGTGCCTGAAAATATCTTGTTGTTGCCTGCAGAGAAGAATGTAACGTCTCCGTCTTCTGCAACAAACTCACCCATAGACTCAATGCCGTCAGACGAGCCTAACAAGTCATTGCCGTTCAGTATGCTGTAGCCTTTACGCGCAGCTATTCTGCCTTCTTTGTCGATGACGCAGTTATCCGCTACAGCAGCAAAGGTAGGCTCTTGCGACAACGGTGCATCTTGCGTGTTGACGCCTGCAAATCCTGGTGCAGTAATAGTAATGCTTTGTAGTTGTTGAGCCATTTAAGTTCCTTAGACAGCGACGTATGTAGTGTCTTCACCGTACTTGTTAGCGTCAAACGCAACAGCGTCAGATAACACAGTGTCAGCAATAGCAAACTGTTCTGTTGCAGACTGACCACCTGTCTCGCCTCTTTCACGTAACGCCATAGCCAATGCAAGCTGCAACACAGGATTGTGTGGCACTTTAAGGCGTGTAGCGTCAGCTGTTAAGTCAGCTTGTCGTACAAACGAGTCAAAGTACAGCTCGTAAATGCCATCAGGCTGTGGATACACTTGTACAGTAATGTCTCCATTGCTGTCAGCGCCACTAAAGGCAAACTCAAAAGGCGCACCAGAGGCAGGTTCGCCAATCTTGTAGTAGTTGTTCATGTATGTTCTGTTACGGCTACGCAGACGTATCTTATTCGTAACGTTCATTGCTTCTCTGACTTCAACGTCCTGTCCAGAGCCTGTAAGAGCGTATGTAGACGTTCCGTTAACTGTGTCAAACTCAATAGCTGTACGCAACGCTGACCAACTATGTGCGTCTTCTACGATCTGCTTAGCATCGTTGACGAAGTCGCCAATCAAGGCTGAGTAGCTTGTTTCTGCTACAGTGTCTACTTCGTTCTCTCGTAAACGACGTAGCACGCTGTTGACTAACTGCAAGTATGTCATGTTAGTTTCCTATGTATGTAAAGACAGCGCTTATACCTGCGACAAGAACTACCCAGATCAGTCGCTCCATTGTTCTTGCGCTAGCCATGCTTTCAGCCAAAGCGTCCATCTTATTCTCTATAGCGTCCACTTTAGACTCTATATGAGATTGCCGATTAAACACAGTGACAAGCCTTTCTTCAACACGCGCCAATGACACGATAGCTTCTTGGAGTGTATCGATCTTTTTCTCAACTCTGCTTAATCGGTCTTCCATCAAACTATCACTCCTACTACTGCCATAACACAAGCAAAAAGAATTGTTCCAATAAACGCAAATCCAATACCGTCAATGATTAAGCGTTTTCGTGCAGCTCTAGCTCTTGCTGCGTCTAGTCTTTGCTTACGGATTGTTGCTCTAGTTCTGAGCATTTCAACGTAAACATCTTGCCCAACAGTATAGATGATAATCTCTCGAAGCTGACGCTCCATCTGTTGAGTCTTCTGTTTTGCCATTGTTATCTGTAGTGCTGCATTCTCTACAGACCCTTTCGCAAATAACTTAGACATCGCTGAGGCATTCTCAATACCTGCCTCTGCTTCTAGTATTTTATCCTTCGCGTCAAAGAAAGCACCAAACTTATGTGCTAGGTCTTGAATCTCGTGACCTTTGTTAACAGCTTGGTTGATGTAGTTAAACGCCTTCCCTGCCGCAGATACTGCCGCTATGATTTCTATCACTCATATACCCTCACTAATTTTTTGTCTGCTACTCGTGGCAAACAATATGCCGCGAGGGTTATGCGTCTTGGCGCTGCGTTTATGGTGCGTTCTACCTTGCCAGTGACTATTGCATTAG